AAAAAAAGTTTGATTTACCCCTTGACCTTTATTGTGATATCACCTTATCTATTAAGAGTAAGTTAATCAAGAGAGGAATCAGAGATGGAAAAGAACTTTCAAAAAGCCTTCAACGCTTTGGAGAAAATTGGTTGCCCTGTGATCGAGGGTTGGGACGATCCCGATAAGTTCGTTATCAGCGGCGAAGACAATTACCCTGTTTGCTGGGCTGACTATTACTGCGAGTTTCCAGGTGGCTTGGATGATTTCGGAGTTAGCAACAAGATTAACAAGATCTTGGACAAGTATGGTTTGTTCGCTGAATGGATCAACCCTGGCGTTTTGGGTGTTTGCGAAGCTTGATTTAGCAGTGCGTCTTTCGGGGCGCATCACTAAACCAAGAGGAGAGAGACATGGCTAAGATTCAGAAAGACGCCGCGATGTTCGACTTGTTCGACAACGGCAGCAACAGCCAGCCCGGTGAGCGGCAGACTGACATCGAGGATATCATTGCTGAGAAAAGCTTGAGTGATAGCTGGGATGCTTTGCGGGAGTTTGCTTACGAAGATAGTTTGTTGGCAAGAATCAAAGCCAATGACAAGGCCAGGCAGCAAGCCTGGATCGATGCGGCGAAAGCCGGTCAAGTAATGCGGATTTGTTAGGAGGATACAAAATGAAAATGACTCGTGAGTTTTACAAGAAAAAAGGTGCTGTAAAAGTTGCGCCAAAAGATATTAACGCTGAGTTTTACATCTACGAAACAAGCAAGGGCAAGCCAGCTTGTCAGTGTTTTATAGGTAAGGCAGCTAAACCAAACTGGCATTACAGCTTTCAAACCAGCGAACGGATGGAAAAGAAAATCGCTGACCAGATAGAGTCCATCAAGATCAGCAACGAAATGAAAGCGGCACGGAAGGCTAAAGCGCAAGAGCCTTGCACATGGGCTGTTGGAGACATCTTGTCTTCTAGCTGGGGCTATGACCAAACCAATGTAAGCTTCTTTAAGGTTTTAAAGTTGATCGGCAAGCGGAGCGTTGAGTGTGTTCGGATATCCAGCCGGGAAGTTGAGGGCAGCGAAGGCTTTATGTGCTGTAATGTTGTTGCTGGCAGCAATGTTGCCGGAAAACCCTTCAAGGCTTTGGTAAGCAATAACCGGATTAAGATTAGTTACTCTGAATACGCAAGCCCTTGGGATGGAAAGCCCATGTATAGCAGTTGGTACGCTTGATTTAACAGTGCGCCTTCGGGCGCATCATTAAGTCAAAAGGAGAGTGCAATGAACTTTATACTAAAAAAGATTGACGCCTATGCGGTGCGGATTGTCGGAGAGTTTGACAGCTTTGCCGAAGCTTTTGCCGCAAAGGAAAAGATCTATGCGAACAATGAGTTTGTCGAATGTTTCATAGATATCGTAGCGCCGGAAGGCCAAGTCTTAGCACCATTGGGAGCAATACAATGAACGATTGGAAAGAGTGGCTAAAAGATACCATCGGAGTGTTGAGCCTGTTTCTCACATTTTATCTTCTGTTCTTTTTTGCGGGGATTTTGTGATGTCAAACATGAGGAAACTTTCAGAAGCTTGCCGCAAGTGTGGCGCTGCCCCGAAAGAGTATTGCAAACATTGCTCCGGCAACAAGCCAGAGGAAAGCAAGTGATGGGCAGAGTGAAAGACATATTCCAGGACCGGCGCGAGAGGGCGTCAGTGGTATGCCCGGAGTGCGATGGAGATGGCAAGGTGGTCGAAGTCACTTACCGCGTCCAGAGCTTTGATCGGGATATCGGGGAGCCTTACGAAGATCCGGTTGATTGTGAACGGTGCCAGGGAGAAGGCGCAATATTCGAGGAGGAAGACGATGAAGATCTATGAGGTTAACACCAAAAAGATGCACCACCGCCATGCAGGGGACACTGAGGTGGCGGCGGCGCACCAGGTGGCCGCAAAGGTTACAGGCAGGAGATTGGAGACCCTGCGCGCGCTTAAGACCCTGGGAGGAGGGTCAGGGGAGCAGATAAGCGCCTCTCTGCGGCTACCTATCACTAGCATAAGACCACGCCTAACGGAACTGCAAGAGATGGAGTTGATCGAAGACACCGGGCGGCGTCATAAAAACCAATACGGAAACGGCGAGATCATCTGGACCGTCACAAAATCAGGGGAACAATATGTATATTAAATTCGAAGAGATCCGCGACATGGCCGACCACATCAGGCTATTGACCGGAGACGATCAGGACACATTCTTGGACACGCTGGACGGTGAGACCGATGCAATGGACATTCTGGGCAAGCTTATCCAAGAGCGCACCGAGTGTTCTGCCAATGAGGCAACCGTTAAAGATCTTGCGGCAACCTACACCGCCAGGGCAAAGCGCCTCTCAGCCAAGCAGGAAGCGCTCTCGATCACGATTGGTCACTTGCTCGATGCAATGGGCCAGACTAAGATCCAGCACGCTCTAGGAACAGTTAGCCGGACCAAACCCCGCAAAAAAGTTGTGGTAGTAGATCCGCACGACATCCCGAGCCAATTAACAACGGTTACAGTCAAGCCAGACATGGCAGCAATCAAGAAGCAGATGGATGCAGGGGAGCTTGTGCCAGGTTGCGAATATCAAATGGGCAGCTCGTCCGTCACAGTGAGGATCAAATAATGAGTGAACTACAAAAAGCCATGGCCGAGGTGAACGATCTTAATCGCACCCACGGCGTCACGCAGCGCGGCGGCAAGAAATACACAGAGGTTTTTGTGCGCGTTGAAGCTTTCCGAAAAGCATTTGGCACAGATCACGGGATCAACACCGAGATCCTAACAGACGATGGCAAACGAGTTGTGGTCAAGGCATCGATCACAAACAGCGCCGGGATGGTTGTCGGCTCCGGCATGGCTGAAGAAATCAGGGGCCAAGGTAACGTCAACAAGACAAGCGCCCTGGAGAACGCAGAGACAAGTGCCATAGGCCGCGCTCTGGCTTCTATTGGCCTGCATGGTGGGACATATGCCAGCCTCAATGAGATCGATGCTGTGCCACGCAAGGCAGCAGCGCAAAGTCAACAGGCTCAATCTACGCCGCCACCAGCACCACCCGCCGGTGATCTGCTCACACTGAAGAACCACATAGGACAGGAGAAGGGATCAGGTGACGCGCAAGAGTTTACCGCCAAGCTCATCAAGCTCATTGCAGCCTATACCAAAATGGAAACCAACAAAGAGGGGACCGTTATCCCACCACGGGAGCGCATGACAATGCTTCGTCAGTTAATCGAGCAGAACCAGCAGTCAATCGACACGCTTTCCGATGGGTTTAAAGAAGAGATCGACAAACGATACAAGAATTGCCTCAAGATCCTGGGCGCACAGAAGGGCCAAGAATGATGGAGACCTGGAAGCAAATGAAGGCGCGTCAAAAGCGGGAGTTGATTGGCGTGGTTGAAGATCTTGCTGGACAAGTGACACAAGTCAAAGCGGCTGAAAAACTAGAGATGTCGCAGGCTTTACTCAGCGCGTTCTGCCGCAAGCACAGCATCACATGGGAGACAGACGGAAGGAAAAAGAAATGACCGGTAAAGATATAATCAAGTGCATCAAGGCAGCAGAAATGAAGCTGACAAAGAAAGAAGCATCTGCTCTTATGTCGATACCGTATAAAACCGTTGTTGATATCGCAAAAAAATACGGAATAAAATTTATCGATGGAAGGCAGAAAAGCGATGAACCAAGAAGGCAAGCAGGCACTGGCCCGAAGCCAACGTCAACTATCAATCATGATCGAGACTGCAAAAAAACAGAACCGGCACAACCTCAAGCAGCAGCTCGAGAGCCTTTTCGCATTAGGCGAGATACTTCAAAGGGCCATTACAAAAGAAAACTAAAGAACAGGTTTCGTGACATACTTCAGAGCGATCTGGATCACGCCGTCAAGCACGAGTTAATCTACGCAGCCAAATGGCAGGATCATCAGCGCAGTATAAAGAAAAAAACTAAGGTAGGTGGAACGCTATGAGCGAAGAGGAAATGGAAAAGAAGATTGAGATTGCAGGCGCGGTCGGCGCGTTTGCAGGCTTTGCCAGTGGCATTGCCGTAATGGCCCTGGTAGCAATTATATTCTAAGAAAGATCGTGTGGGTGGCCGTTGAAAGGAATGCTGGCACATTTGGTAGCAACGTCATCCTAGGCTAAACAACCACCGTCGCACTACTTACGGCAAGTCGATTTTACTTGTGATGATAGCCACCCACTCGATATTTCTATACAGGTTTTGTAGCCATCTCAAGAGCTGTTTCAAGAGTTTCTTTATTTCTTCGCGTCCAACCCTTTCCAAAGGTCTCAAAGGTTTTAAGACCCTCATAAAACTTCTGCCGAGTGTGATACACAGACTCAATAATCCGGTCTGGGTCTAAGTCAGCAACAGCTTGCAGCGTCATGGGACCGATCGCCCCGTCCTGTTTTGCCCCAACAGCACGTTGAATGGCCTTGGCTGGTCTACCGCTGCCGGAATTAACAGCCCAATCAAACGCGCACCAATCAACTCCGCTTGGGAGATCGTCACCGCGTACCTTATCCCAATAGTTTTTCTTATAGATCGGAGCTACATCGTCCGGCGTCAAATCACGCATCTCTTGCTCAGTGCTTTCCCGTCCAATCCACTTGTCATAGACAGCCTTGGTCACACCTAAATTAGTCATGCCGCCTGGATCTTTCGGGTGATTTACAAAACCACCTTCGTGCTTGAGCAGCATTCTTAAACAATGTCCAAAGTTCTCTTTCATTTCTTTAACCCCTTCATTGTACGGATTCCAAACGATGCAGCGATCGAAGCATACATAGCCCAGCTAAACCAGCTTGGCGCAGCGTCCAGGTTCTTAAATCCCTGCTCCATGTAAGGTTGCAAACCAGGCACGAAGCTTCCTAGCACTATGAAAATAAAGCATAATGTCCAAGCCTCATCCTTCCAACTGTCACGACTAGCCTCTATTGCAGCTTGCTCCCAGGATATTTCCCCGGTCGCAATCTTCATCTTTGTTTCAGCTTCCGCCTTTTTCACCGCAGTCTTGCCATCGATATAGCTGGTGGCCAGACCGCCAAGCGATCCTATAATTTGCCCTATCATTTCTTTGCCTCCATTGCATTGAAACCAAAGTAAGCAGCGACAACACCAGACGCAGCAACCACATACACCGTGGCTATGTCAGCGATTAGATCGGCAGCGGTGTCTAAGCCCAGCGCAGAGGCCGCTACAATAGCGAAAGGGTATAGAAGCATACCAGCAGCGCAGGCAACAGTTAAACGGCGCTGTGTGTCGCGCTTAGAATCGGCGTCATTAAGCTCTCTCCAACGATCCTCTAGGGCAAGCTTCTGCCATTCAACCTCATCGATCTTACCGTCTTTGTTTACGTCATACTTATCAAACGTCATCTTCTAAACTCCTTGCATACTTGAGTGCATGGCTTTTGTGGTGGGTTATTATAACAACTTTTCCGTTTTTGTCATACACAACGTAATCACCCTTCTTATTCTGGTATAACCTCAAAGCAATATACTACCGTTGTGCTGTTAGTTATTAGAACCTTAGCGTCCTCAAGCGCCTCTTTGCACTCCATCTCTGTCGGCAACTGAGCAAGCTGATAGTGCTCCAGCTTGTTATTTGTAAACATGAACCAGACTAGAAACCACATGGTCAACCACCTTTGACTCTTGCTTGTTGCAAAAGCTCCAGAACCTCTTTGAAATCCCGGCCGGACCGTGCCGCCAGACCCTCAATGATAAGCTCAACCGCCTGATCGAACTGCACAATGATTTCTTTGTCCGTCATTACCACTTCCCTTGATATCTACCGAGATAATAAAAGCCCGTTACCACACCAGCACCGGCAATCAGGAATATAATTGATCCAAGAACAAAGTTGATAGCGTTGTCGATCATCTCTTGCTTCTTGTACGCCTCCTCTTTTCGGATGCGCCGCATCTCACCTTCAATCTGAAGCACCTCTTCCCAGGCAGACGGGCCATAAGTCCAGGAGATGTGATCCTTAATCTCCTTGCGCATGGCTTCCATCTTCTTTTTTTGGGCAAAGATCTCGATAGCAGTGGCGCTATTGTCAGACATCATTTTATAAAAGGGAGGGTTCTTTACTTTATCTTCCGCATATTGGAAGTCAGAAAAAGCAGATCCCCACTTAGCCAGGGTTCCGCTCATCTCTTGTATATCTTTTCCTGCGCTTATTCCCTGCTTGAGAATATTAAACGCGCTTGTGGCGAGACCGACCGCTGTAAAAGGATCGATCACAGACTCAGCCCATCTTCGTCAGAACTGCGAGTAAGAGCGCAATGATTGAGCCTGTAGTTGCAAGCATAATGCTTTCCATTCGTTTGACGCGACCAAACAAATC